AGTTCCTGCACGAACCGTTTGCAATATTACATATAATTATTATTCTTTTCACTTAGTTAAACTATACTTATTAACATTTAATTGTTAGTGCAATAAAACGCACTTTAAGATATATAAGAATTAATAAAGTCCATCGGCTGCTGCTCGTATTCGTTGTTTTTAATCCGTTTTATTATATCCATTAAGTCGGTTGTGTTACGTGCGTTTAAAACCTCTGTAAATATGTCTCGCCGTATTTCTACCAACGGCGAAAATAGTTCGAGTTCTTTCTGAATGTGCATTTTATAAACGCTATCATTCGTTTTAATAAAGTGTTTATCCGATCGAATAGCGTGTATAATTGTCGCGTGTGTTAAATTAAATATATCAGCAATTCTTTGCAACGTTATTCCCTCTTTGTGTAATAAACCAGCTAAAAACATTCTTCTGTAAACATATTCACGGTGGCGATTTTTTCTATTTAATCCGTTTTCTTCTACGTATTTAATAATTCTTTCTGTCATTGTAAATTATTCCTATAATTATTACTACTGCTCCTACTACAAAAGTAAACAGAGCCATTTTAACTTCTTCTTGCATTTTCTTTAATTAATATGTTAATACTTCGTCTTAATTGTTTAACCGCTTTTAAACTGTTTGCATAGGCTTCAGGAAATATCTGTTTTTGTTGTTCGCTCCATTGAAAGTTTAAAATTTCTTTTTCTTTTTCTTTTAGTACATTAATACTAAAATCAATCATACTCTTCATTTGTTCGTTTTAATTTAGTTTTGTTCATTTTATTTATATGCTTGAAAAATACTTTAATTCTAAGCATGGGTTTATTTATTTCGCTCTTCATAATTTTCTATATGTATTAATACTTTTTCGTAAAATTCAATAATCTTTTGATTTTGTTCTTGATTAATTCTTAGTGCCTTAATTACTTCTTTAACCGCTACTTCAGCGCATTGCATCGCTTCGTATTTACTTATTGAATTTTCTAACGTAATGCTGAATAAATTGTAATATTCATTTATCAGTATTGCTGCTAATTGTTTTTTCATATTTCCTTTAATTTTAATTTTACTTCTTTGAGTGCCTGAAGGTAGCCAGCCCGCCAGCGTTTTTCTACTTTTACTTTTTGCATGAATTTTTCCGTTTTTTCAATTCCTACCAAAACACGGTCTAAATTATTCTTTTCTTTCACAGTCATAATCATTATTTATTTTAAGTCCATACGATAAATCAAACCAATTAAATTCTTTTTCTGCTCGGTGTATATTCATTCTAAATCTTTTTCCAACTTCTTTAATAAACCATGCTTTCCAAGTTTCGCGCATTTCTTCAGTCATGAAATAGTTTGAATACCATTCTTTCTCCCAAACAATACTTTCTTCGTGTTTTGCTATTTCCAGCATTTTGTAAATCGCATCCCATCCAAATTGTTCTTTCGGGTCTTTATAAGTTTTTTTCATGTTTAATTTTTATAATTTTTAAATATAATTCTTCGTTGAAAGTTCCTCGTAATTCTTCTGTTTTTAGTTTTTTATTCCAAGCCCTAATTAAATAAGCTAAAGGAATTCGTTTTAATGCTGTTTCCATGCGTTTTAACGTTAAAATATTACTCCCAAGTATGTAAGTATCACTACTACCGTTAAAATGCTTAAAAACGCGTAAAACATTTCTTTTAAAGTTTCTGTATTATTTTCCATTTTTATAAGTTTTCAAGTTTCAATTTATAATTACTTAATCTGTAAATTGCTTTTTGGCACATTCCAGCCCGATCCTCAAATTTTTTACCTAATTTATTTAAGTAAGCTGAATAACATTTTTCCGACATATCATTAAATATAGAAACACGAATAGCAAAGCCGTCTAACATTTCTTCTATTTGAGATACTTTAAATTCTACTTCGTCCGTGTTTATTACCTTGCCCTCGTCGCATAAATTACATTCCATTCTACGATCGTAAACTGGATTTTGTTCAAAGTCATCGTTGTAAAGGTTGTAACCCCAACCTTCGCAATTTTCACAATTTTTAAAAAACTTTTTCATAGTGTTATTTTTTTTATTTCTGTTTCTACTTCGATCCAATAGTCTATTTGATAATAAGTGACGTGTTCAATTATTTCAAATACTGTAATTAACGCGCATTTTTTAGCGTTTTCAATTTGGTTGGATTCGCTCCATGCTTCAACAAAATCAAAATGTTTGTTTACTAATTCAGTTGCTTTTTCTTTTGGTGTCATAATCTTTGTTTTTAAATGTTATATGCAAATATAAATACTTTATTTGAATTATCAACAATTTTATCTACAAAATAAGTATTTTTTAAGTAGAAACACTTAGAAAAAAACACAAAAAAACCCGTCTATCGCTAAACGGGTCTTAAAAACAAAGTATGCTAAGTTACAAAGGAAATTTTGAACTATCTATTATTTTAGTTAAATTATCTATTCCGTTTTTTTGTTCTCTATTTATATATATGTTTAAAATCCTACCACCTATCGGTTTCGGTGGCGCTCCGCGTTCTACGTGCCAACCCATAAAGCCATCTCCATATTCTTCTTTGTAAGTTCCCGTAATAGCCATGTGAATTTGTTTTAGTTCAATTTTACAATTTCCCCCTTGAGTATTTAAGTATTCCCGCACATCGTTACGTGCCGAGTTTTCGTGTATATGTCCCATTGTAAACACGTCAAACCCTTCAGCAAGTTCCAAAGCACGTGTTAAATTTAACGCCCCTTTAGTTACCACTCCACCACCTCCAGAACCATGATAATACTTCGCTTTTACACTAATACATTTACTCGTTGTTTCATTTAAAAAAACATTTAAGATTAACCAACCACCGTAACCGCCCGTAATTACATTGGAATTACATTTATAGTTTAACAAATCCACAAATCTTTGCAAAGGATCTGTTTCTACATTTTTTATAATCGCCGTTTCGTGGTTTCCATAACCTACAACTGTAAGTATATCAGCATACGGCGTAAACCATTCTACGGCGTCTTCAATAACTACGTCTAAATAATTTGCTTTGTTATGTTCCAGCCTAATATCTTTTTTACTACGGCGTGGATCAAACTTTCCTTGCATCAAACAGAAGGTGTCTCCGTTTAACATAACCTTAATGTTATGCTCTAAACAGTAGTCCAAATGTTTTTTTAATAGTTCCCTATCGCATTTCGGATTGTCCCAGTGTAAATCACTTAATAAAGCGAATTGAACGTGTTTACCTACTAAGTTAATTCGGGCAATATTTTTAGAAATTCTGGTTATCATGTTTGATTATTAAGTAAAAAAAAATAAAACCAACTGAGAACTTTAAAACAAATTGTATAAAATATATTTGTTCGTGTTTATATTGTGTTTTAACGCTATTAAGAACGTTTAAATCGTTTTAAAACAAATTTAATTATTCTTTGTGCGATAATTTTCCACAAACGCCCCGTCGCGTTAACTTTCACCTCAATACCTTCAGAGGTTTTTTTAATATCAATATCAATCTTTTTGCCGTCGTAATGGAACTCTTTGTTTAAATCGTCTTTTACTACCTTAATATCAATGTTTTTCGTGTCAAGTTCAAATTTCAAATTTGTACCGTCTTTTTCTAAATTAATATCTACGTTTTCAGTATTAATTTTTACTACTTTTTTCTTTGCCATTTTAAAATTCATTTATTAAACATATTGTAACTTTTGCTTGATCTTTTGCCATTTTTATCATTCGTTCGTAATCCAGATTATTATTTAAAACCAAACATCCTTCCGACCATCCGCCAATTTGCGTTGCCACTTGCTGCGATCCTTTATTGTAAGTCGCGCCGTGAATATTCATATTAATAATATCCGTTTTAATTTCAGTTGTTGGATTCGTTTTAAGGTCGTTTGTAAAGTCGCGTCTATACGGAATACCTTTTACTTGTCGTAACGCTGGCATTTTGCCCCTGTGCAAGCCGTATGCGTATGAATCATAATACCATGCGCCTGTTTCCATTACCGCAGTTCCTTTATTTCCTTTATTTGTTGTGCAACTTGTTACAAACTGAAATTGGTTAAATTTCCAAATGTAAACTTTATCATCAAAAACATTATTTTGATCTTCATTCGAGCGCACAAATAAAAGCCAAATATTGGGCGGTAACGTTTTAAACGTGTCTAAACTCATTACTTTGTCAAGTAACTGTTGATCGGTGTAATTTTTTACGTTTGTCATATTATTTTTTATGCTAATTTACGCTTTTTTTCATTTGGTAAAATTCCAACTGTTTTTTGTTGATCCGGGTTCGCTTTTTTGTTTTGCTGTATTTCATTTTGCCTATCTAAACACGCAAATAAACGCGCTTTTAAGTCCTGAACTTCAAAATGTGTGTAACTTAGCCACAAAGCTAAAACACCCAAAGCTCCGTGTTTTTTAATTATAGCTAAAAATTGATTTATTGGTGTCATATTTCAAAGGGTGGAATTGGTTTTGGTTCGTAAATAATAATTTCTAAATCTTTTACCCAAAAAAACGCTTCATTTGTACAAAATTCAATTTCCTCAACTGAAATAATCCAATTATTATTAACATCTTGAATAGGATTAAAAAAAGAATCATTGTCAAATTGCTGTCCTTGTAATTCGTTTTTTTGTAATAAACTAAGTAAACCTACAAAGTTATATTTATTGTCTTTTAAATCGCTTAATTTCATATTTGACGGCCTAAGGTTGTTTGAAACGTTTGAACTGTTGTATATAAATTAGTTGCTTCAGTATCGCTTAAATTTTCACCTATAAAAGATAACGCGCATTGTCTTGAACTATACCATCCAGCCGTTGCAAGTCCTTGCCAGTTACACGCACCTAAATAAACAGAACCGTTTGGTCTTGGCTGAATAGTTACTGCAGTCCTTGTTATTACATTAGAACCGTTTTTAAATCCTTTTACTGTTGTTCCTTCCCTTTTAGCCGTGTAAAATGCTGCTGAATTTGTGTCTGCTGCTTGGGTGTAAGTACCGCTTTCAATTACGGAATACCATGTAACATTGTTTAACCTTGGCAATAAAAATAAATAATCGGGCCCAGATGGACCTGAAGTTGAACCTATATCACATGTAGTTACTAAAGCATTTACGTTTGTCCTTGAATAATAACCTATATTTATATTGTTGGATAGTACCGTAAACGGGTTCAATTTAGTATCCGCAAAGGCATTTGTTCCATTAGGCAAAGCTCCATTACTTGAATGCGTCCAACCGCCGTTAAATACTAATCTATACGCCGCGTCTAAATCGCGCGGATCTTTCAAATTGAATTTATGCGTCGCAGCCGTTCCCCCTACCATTGGATAAATTGCGTTTAATTTACTCCAAATCGAATATGCTTTTAAATCAACTACCAAAGTATTAATTGCCGTTTTTTCTGTTTCGTTTGTTATACCTGAAGCCGTTATAAAAGCTTGTGCATCTGCATCCGTTGTAATTCCAACAATATTAGTTAAACCTGCATAACTTTTACCGTGTGAATCACCCCACCCGACCGCGTTGCTTGCACCTTGCCCCCAGCTTATAGAATTATTTGCGGCTCCATCTCCCCAACCGTTACTATTTGGCATTTTTTTCCTTATTTAATTTAACTAAATATGCTTTTAACTTTTTTACGTTTTCAGCCTTGGGCGTGTAAAATTTTTTTAAATGAACCATCCTGTATAATTGTTTTGTGTACTTGGAAACATATCTCCGTTTGAATTGGTATTATATTCTGGAAATAAATCGTTATTGAAACTAATATAATCAATAAACCTTTCCGTATAATTTTGAGCAATCATTAATTCTTTTTGTACTAAATAATCTATTTCGTTTTTTTCTACGTTAGTCGAATTTTCGGAATTGTGTTTATAAACTCCTTTGTTTGCTATTGTATAAGCTGCAAATGGTAAAAATTGCGACATTGCAAAATGAATTAACATCGGTTTTACATACGCAACTAATAAATTATTGTAATCTGTTGGTATTGTATAAACTGAATCTATTGTAATTTCCGCATCGTCGTTTCCGCCGTCAATTATTGCCGTGTCTCCCGCTGCATAACCCGTTCCTGCGTCGTCAATATTAGCAACGGTAATTAATCCACCACTCGCGGTAATATCTACCGTTAAACCCGTTCCCGTTCCCGCTGCCGTTGTTGTTATACCCGTTGCCGTTGTGTAACCTGTTCCCGCGTTTGTTATTGAAATCGCTGTTGGTATTCCTGAATTTGCTAAAATGATTTCAGCTTGTAATTTCTGAAGTAGTTGCGTTCCTAAAACTCTTTGTATATCAATATCTTGAGCAATTTTTACCCATTGAATAAAATTATCGGTATCTACATTACCGTTTAACGCTGTAAATTTAACAACGTCGTTTCGTGTTATTAATAATGCTTCAGCCATTTTATTCTTGATTTTCTTTTAACATACGACCACCCGTGTTTGGGTTGTTTGGGCTAAATCCTTTTAACGGTAATTGGTTAGGATAAAAAGAAACTTCATAAGGGTTTGTAACTTTGTAACCTTTTATTTCAGCTTTACGCGTTGCGATTTCTTCGTAACCTTTTTCAATAGCGTTTAAATCCAGCATAAAAGTAACCCTTGACCATTTGTGGTGGCATCGCGCACCACCTTTGAATTTAAAAATATCGTAGGTATTCGCGCCGAATTCACCCCAACCAGGATTGACGGCTTTTTTACTCATTGCGTCAATATCTTCTTTTCTGAATAAACGATCTTCGTTTAACATCATAGCTTTGCAAAAATCTCTTTCTGGGTTTTTATTTCCCGTGTATTTATACCGTACTTTGAAATATTTTAAATCACCTACTTTTTTGTCCTGTACGCTCTTTAATTTCGGTTGTGGGCTTCCTGTTTGTACTAAGTTAATAAAGCGGCTTAAAAGCGTTGTTTTAGGCTCTAAATCGGTTTCAGCTTTAATTAATTGTAAGTCTAAATCTTCGTCGTTTTCTGAATCTTCGCGTTCGTCTACTAAAATCCAGTTTTCGCCTAATTGGTTTGAATCAACTTCGGCTAAAATTTCTTCTAAATCAGTATTTATTTTTTTTAGTTCCGTTCCTGTTTCTTCAATTACTTGTTCCTCAGTTATCGCGTTTTCTAAATCCACGAATTCCAACGGTTGTAATGTTCTAAAAAATAACTTTAACGCAATTCCGTTAAACGCTAAAACTTTATCAAAGCATTCAATTATTTCTTGCTGAAATGGACGTATAACCATATTGTCGAAAAGTATTGTTGAATTTTTTAATTCATCTGCATTTGAACTAAATCCGCTTGTTGTTGCTATTCCAAATAACAAAGGACTTGTTACATTGTGTCCTAACATTATTTTTCGTAAACATTCTTCGCTTAAATACGTGTAATGATCCGGCGCATCGTTTAATGGAATATCATCAACCGTTGTTTTACTTTCTGCATTTTGATTAAATGCAACGATTACTTTTTGCCCACGCGAACCCGTTAATTTATTTAAAACTTTTGAAGTAATAATTTCTTGCTGCTCTTCGCTCGGTAAACCGTTATTAAAATTTACAACTTTAGTTCCAGAAAAACCGTTTTGAACTTCGTTAATTAAATAATCTGCCACCTCTTCCTCTAACAAAGCGTATGGAATAGAACCTTGATAATCTGGATAGGAGTAATATTTCATTCCAACGCTATAAGGCCTGCAAAATAATATTTCTATTTTGTCATTTGAAAAACCAAACGCAGGAATTCTTTGAGG